TATGCTAACAATAAGAATAATATCGAATGGATTAATGTAACTACTAATGGACTACGCAAACCAGAATGGTATGCACAACTACCAGTTAATCATATTGTATTCAGTTTACACTTTGATAACGAGAACTGGAATAAAGCATATGAAAATATTGCCAAGTTTACTATGGAAACAGAGGCAAACTATGATCCTATCATGTTTCAAGTAAACTTAATGGCTCATCACAATCACATGGATAAGGTTAAAACCGTTGCTAAAGCATTTGATAGCTCGCTGATTCGTTATGTTGTACGCAGAATACGTTGGACTGATAAACACGACTGGTTTGACGATATGCGTTATACTCCTCAAGACTTAGAATGGGTTCTTGATCGCGATTCAACTGCGTTACCAAACTGCTTAATAGACGACAGCGATTATATGCATGCCAATGACATTATTAAAAAGCATTTAAATCAATTTAACGGTTGGACTTGCTATGCAGGCTTGGAAAGTTTAATGGTTAATTGGGACGGTGAAGTACATCGTGCTACTTGTCGTGTAGGTGGTAGTTTAGGTAACATTTATGAAGGAACCTTTGTTAATCCTTCCATACCTACAACCTGTACAAGAGAATGGTGTACTTGTGCTGCTGACATTCCGTTGACGAAATTTAAAGATGATTAAAACAACTGCTGTAACATTAAAGAGCCCAGAACGTTTTATGGTTACTTGGGATACCGGACGCCGTTGTAACTATGACTGTAGTTACTGCGAATCAACACGACATGATAATTCTAGTGCATTACACAGTTATGAAGAACTTCTTGCTACATTTAATTTTATAAAAGAGTATAGCCGCATTTACGGTGATTTAGTAAACATAAACTTTACAGGCGGGGAACCTACTGTTAATCCTTCCTTTTGGAAACTAGCAGAACACATTAAAAATAATGAATCGAGATTTAGGCTCAGTTTAACCACAAACGGTGCGTGGCATCCTAAGAACACCAATCGCATTGCAGATATATTTGAAGGAGTTACTATCAGTTACCATGCAGAAGCCGACCCTAAATTGAAAGAACAAGTAAAAGAAAACATTCGTTTATTAAAAGAAAAAAGTATATGGCTCCAAGTTAATGTCATGATGCATGTAGATTATTTTGACGAATGTATCAGTCTGTGTAACGAATTAAAAGATCTCGGAGTAAAACATAACCCTCGCCCAATCGGCGATGGTAATATAGAACGCAAAGGTTGGTTTATTGATCGAGATGGTTCTAGTAGAAGAACGAGCCACGAGTATTCTGAAGAACAGCAGGAATGGTATTTTAACTATCTAGGTATACCTAATCTTACAAAGGAACAGAGAGAAGGAACACAACTAGGACGTTCGTGTTGTGGTGGGCGTTGTTTGAAAGGAAAGGTAAATGGCGAGTGGACTGATGTATCTCATATCGATACAAATTTTTATGACTGGTATTGTAGCATTAATCATTTCTTCTTACATATTGATCAGCACACAGGAAATGTATACCATCATCAAACTTGCCAAGCATTGCACAATAAAGAACGTGGCGCCTTAGGCAATCTAAATGATACGCAAAGAATCATTGACTACGCAAACAACAACTTAGGTAAAACTATTATCTGTCCCAATCAGCGTTGTGGATGCGGAATGTGTGTGCCAAAGGCAAAAGATGAATTAGATTACCGAGATATTTTTATTCAACACGTTTCTTAACTAAACAATTTTCTGCTTGACAAAGACATTCTTCTTTTTGACAAATAACTGGTATCATTTTTACTTGTATTTTATTTTTAAGATTTGGATCTGTAATGTTATAAAACTCGCTTGCTCCCCAAATCTTATGTGTGCAAGTTCCAGATATCCTTCCGTCGCCTTTGATATGTATATGATCAATTCCTAAATTACATTTCCAACCTTTAAATCTGTTTTGATTTTCTAGTATAAACCAGTTGTTCTTAACCGACTTCCATTTGTTATTTTCTTTTACCTTTGTTAGTCTTTTAAACACTACTTCCTTATGATTCTTAAAAAACCAAAACCAGTTTGGATGTCTAGTTGTTCCTATAATTCTTTTTTGTTTATCTGTGTAAGTAGTATGGCCGTCAAGGTGTACTATCTTAGCATGTATGATCCATTTCCGTTTGCTAGTTTTTAATTGGTTAAGCATTTCAACAGACCTATCATAATTTGCAGGATCTATCATGACATTAACCGTAACTATCACTCCTTGATCGTATAAGCAGTCTGCAACATTCTTTATATGTTCTATGTTGCTAAACTCATTGTGTACACTTAAATGTACCTTATCAAATACCGTTCCGTTTCTTTGCCACCACCCTAGTTTTCTACTTCCATTAGTAGTTATTGAAACAATAACATTATGTTTACTTTTTAAAGACCTAATCATATCTTCTAAACCTTTATACAAGGTCGGTTCACCGCCTAAGTAATTTAAACTGAATAAATCCTTTCCTCGTTTTTCTAACTCGGAAAATAAGATATGCATGTTTTTTGTAACTACATCAACGTCTGGCCATGGAATATTTCCTTCGTTGCTACCTGGAAAACAATAATGACACTTAAAATTACAAATGTTTCCTAACATATGCTCAACAAACACATGATTTTTAGGATAGTTGTTTTTAATTTCTGTAATCATAATAAGTGTGCTAACTCCGGAAATACCGTTGATGCATTTAGACCACGAATAGCATCTAATTTAGTTACATACTCTTTAAATCCAGGTAGTAAATGGCTATTATCCTCGGCATTCATATGTTTTAAAACTGCCTCCCAACGCTTCCATCCGTAAGGATTGATCTTCCAATAATCATCATCTTGTCTATAGTTATTCCATAGCCAGTCCTTAAAATCCATAAAGCGTTCTTCAACTTCTTGCTTATCTTCTTTAGGTAGAATCTGTATGCTTAAAAACGTAGGAATATATAATAAGTGCATATTGACTAGGCCGCCGCCCATCTGTACGCCACCTGGAACGTTGCCTATGTTTAATTTTTTAAATCCGCTTTCTACTTTCCACTTCATAAAGTCTGGCAAGTGTTTTACGTTAAAGATTTGTATAGCAGTTGCTAGGCTAGTTTGTATGTTATCCGGAGTGTTGTCCAACATATGCAAGGTGCGTTCAACTGTTGCCCAGTCGGTAGGATGGCGAATGTATTCATCACGCTCATAACAAGCGTCCATGCTTACTGCAAACTTAACCTTCTTAAATTTCTTCCATAGTTCAATCAACTCGTCATCCACTAATAACCCATTTGAATTATAGCGTAATAATATCTTGTCTTGGTATCCTTGGCGAACTATTTCTTCAATAAAAAGTTTATGCTCTTTAATCATCAAAGGCTCGCCGCCTGCAAAGTATACTTGTTTTAGATTAGGAATCTGTCTATACATTTCTTCCCAGAACGTGTCTTTTTCGTGCCAGAAGTTATTAAACTCTTTGCGATCCCATTGCATCTGTCGTTTTACTTCTGGATCTTGTAAGATAGGTATAAGTTTTTTATGATCACCGACCCATTTGCTACTGTCATGTGGACTACACATAACACACTTAATGTTACAAGTATGTCCTAGGCGTAGATCTAAATAAATTAACTCTTCCGGAACTGTTCCGTCTTCTTTTGTTTGGCGTATTAATTCAGGTACATCAACTCCATCTCTATACCAAGTTCCTGTTTCCCAAATACGTTTACTTACAACTCCAATCTTTTCTTCTTCATAACACTTACGACAACTTGCAGGTATTTCTCCTTTTAGCATCGTAGTACGAACTGACTTCATGTAATCATTGTTCCATGCTTCCATAGGCGTTTCACGACCAAAGTTTGCAGGTTTACCGTTTTCCATTTTAACTAAGCCAACTTCGTGGTCTTCGCCTGCACCACTAGCATTTGCTGAACAGCACAAACGCATATCACCATTTGGTCGAGTAGCAAAATGTATCCAAGGTAAGATACAAAAACTCGGTGAAGTTGATATTGCTTCTATTTCTCTTTGATACTTTCCTAGTTCTGTACTAGGATCATTATACCAAAATTTTTCTGTCATAACTGCTTCGCTTCTATAAATTGATCTTTAGGCTTGCTAAGAGGATTTACTCCACAAGTCCTTGCACAAGTAATTAACTTATTAGTTGTCCAGTACTCGTTCCAAACTGATTGCCATTCCTGTGAATTTATAACATCTTTTACTGTACTGTTTAGTCCGTTGATTTTTTCTAGTCCACCTAACGAATCTACAACTTCAGTATATTGTTCTAAGATAGTTTTTCTTGCTTCATATAACAACTCTCCTTCTGGACTATAGTTATATGGAGCACTTGCTAGAAAGCAACACGGCAAAATTGTTTTATACGCATCGATGTAAATCTCTTTGGTTTTGTTTACATAGCAATCTATTTCCGTATCAGCAACCAATGCCTTATAATTTTTTATTATTTCCGGTGTTAACGCAACTATTGTGGTTCCTGTTGGCGGCTCTAGGTAATACTCTATATTACCTTTTTGATTTAGCACAGGATACTGATCCTTTCCTACAAACCTTGAGCTGTCCTTAACTGTAAATCTATCAAATCCTAGTTCCTTAGCTCTACGTTTTGCTTCTTCTACTTGATGTTCGTTATGTTTAAATTTTATAAAACACCATTCTGCTTTTCCTCCTTGGGAAATAAATGCTGTTGCGTTTTCTAAAATCTTATCATACTTTGTGCCTATCCGATATATGCTATGTGTATCTTCTAGCCCATCAATGGCAAAAATTACATTGTGGCCGGACGGCAAAGATGTTGCTAATTCTTTCCACCAATCGATATTTCTAGCACTACCATTTGTGTGTATTCTAATATATAGTTTGGGATTTATTTCCTTGCTGTGCTTACACATCTTTATTAAATCATTATTAATAATAGGGTCGCCGAAATTACCGCAAAAATAAAAACTTTCTAATTGTTGTAAAACTTCGTCTGTCATTATAGTCTTAAAATCATCAATAGTCCAGTCGACTTCTTTTAATAAAGGGTTTTCTAACCCTCCGTAATGATTACGACTACACATAGGACAACTTGCTTGACAGCGATTTGTTATTTCTAGGTGTATCTGTTTTAGTTCATTAAAATTGAACATTACTTTTTCTTTCCTATGATCATAAAACGTTTATACTTAGGATGTTCGTGCGTTCCTCTAAAGAACGGTTTAACTCTGCATTGCCTTGTAAACTCATCGATGTCTTTTGCACAACGAATATGTTCGTCTAACTCGTAATAATCATTACCTTGTAACACAATAAGAGCACTATCTGATTGATTGTTCAACCACTTATCATACTGTTCCTGTGTGATATGCTCGCAACTTGTGTTAATAGCAACATCCGCTATTGCACTATATTCAACCATATCAGCAGTCTTTGCTATAAAGCGTCCGGCCATTTCATAGTTCTTGTTCATCGTATTTGCAGTTTCTTCACAATCAGGGTCTATGTCTACACTGATGATTCGTTCAACATTAATATCACTATTAAAAATAAGACTAGCAAGAACTCCGTTCCATCCACCATAGATCACAATGTTGTTCCAGTATTCTCTTTGCATTTGTGCTAGTGTTTCTACCAGCCATTGCTTGCTATGAATCTGTCCTTTCCAAAAACTTTCAAGTGTGCGATAGCGATCTTCGCTGTTGCGAATGGCGTCCATCCAAAATAATACATCTTCTAGTTCAACTTTCATATTTTACCTTTGGCAGTTTTGAGTCTGCCGAACTTACGCACGTTGGTGTTACACATTTATGTGGCGTATCGAATATCTTAAAATCTTCTAGCGTACCTAATGGTTCTTCGTGACAACTATAACTACGTTTTACTTCATTCTCACGTAT